TAATACAGTATATCAAGTCTTTAGGTATGGATGTTGGTATGATTACTAACGGTACTATATTTACTGATGAATCTATAGATATAGTAGTTCAAAATTGTACCTGGGTTAGAATTAGTATGGATGGAGGCACTCCTGAGGTCTATACTGAAATTAGGAAAGTTCCTGAAAGACATTTTTATCTTGCTTTTGAAAATATGCGAAAACTGGCTAAGAGAAAGCAAGAACTTAATTCTAATATTACAATCGGTTCAGGGTTTTTAACAAGCACTCTCACTGTACCTTCTCTAGTTACTTATGCTGAGTTATGTAAAGAAGCAGGTATTGATTATATTCAAATAAGACCTTTCCACGGAGACTATACTATACCTTACAACATAGAAGAGACTCTGGCTCTAGAAGATTCTAATTTTAAGATTCACTATTCTAAGAATAAGTACGAGGAGGGTTATAAGAAAAAATATCCTAAATGTCTTGCTCAAACTTTTAGCGGGGTAATTAACGTTCATTCAGTATACCTCTGCTGTCATTTTAGAGGAGTAGAAACTAAGAAGCTCGGTGATCTGAGAGAAAAGACTTTGCTTGAAATATGGGCGGGTAGAAGAAGGATGATTGTATTGGAGGAGTTAAATCTTGATAAATGTATTACCCACTGCCGTTTAGATCTGGTAAATAGACAGTTACAGGATATGTTAGATTCTGTACCGGATCATGTAAATTTTATATAGAAGTAGTAATAACTCTTATGCCCTCTTATATTTATATATGTGGGAATAGATCCTAATAACGTATTTGGACTGTTCGGAGATACTTCCGGATCCTCAGACTCTTCCGAAAAAGAGCCGGGAAGGATTGAGATCTCAGAGCATCCATTAATTCTAATAGGAATGTTTACCCGTATGGTTCTTAGGGGAGAAGAAGTCAATAAGGATATCATGAAGTTCTTTCAAGAGATTGAACGTAAAGTAACCGCTTCAGAACAAGAACACTTTAATAAGTTTATGATTTATAACCGGGCATTATCCTTTCTAGCCCAGATTAATCTTGATGATCCTCTACACGTTGAAGTACTTTTAGATAAGACCGGAGAGGATTTTTTACAGGCTTGTAATATGACTATTGAGTTCTTTACCGAACGAGAAGAGTATGAAAAGTGTGCGTTTATAAAGAAATTTCAAGATTTTATAAAATTTTCTCAAAATAAGTTGCCTTTATAGTTTTCCGTGAGTATCTTAATACCACGGGGGTTTGATAAAACCCAAAGATAAAACAAGACATAAAAACTATGAGATATAGAGATATTATAATTAACAATGTAGATGTATTAGAGAGTCAATTAAAGACTTTAAGACGTATGGTACAAAGGGGGGAGTCGATAAAAGAATTTATGGCTACCTTAGATCAAGCAGATGAACGTTTAGAAAAAGTAAAATCTTACGTTCAACTTGAACCTAAAAGTCCTAACGAAGTAGGTGGCAATTAACCGTTTTCGTTCGTATATTTAGACTATGAACCTTACAGCAGAACAAATTCAAGAAAATTGGAATGAGTTTCTCTCAAACATTGAGACTCATATTTCCGATCCTCGTAGACAGGCCCTTCTAGATTTTTATAAGACTAACGAAGAACGTTTTGTCTTAATGCCTGCCGCTCACACTACCAAGTTTCATAACTGTTTCCCTGGAGGATATGTAGAACATGTTAACCGTGTTGTACGTTGTGCTTTAGCTCAATGTGATCTCTGGGAAGCTCAAGGTTGTGATATGACTACCTTTACTAAAGAGGAACTTGTCTTTGCTGCTATTAACCATGATTTAGGTAAGGTTGGAGATTCATCAAACAATCTCTACATACCTTCCCAGGATGATTGGAGAAAAAGAAATTTAGGAGAACTCTATACGTTTAACGGGGAAGTAGGGTTCATGACAATCCCTGATCGTTCTCTTTTCCTTTTACAAGAAGCCGGTATTCGTTATACTCTTAACGAAATGCTAGCTATCAGAACTCATGACGGACTATATGATGAAGCTAATAAGCCTTATCTAATATCCAGAATTCCAGAAAGTAAGCCTAAATCTGCCATTGTTTATATTTTACACCAGGCAGACTTGATGGCAGCCGTTATTGAGACTCAGAGAGGAAAAGAGGACGCTCCTAAATCTAAAAACTTTAAAATGGAGAAGAAAGCCTCAAGCCCGGTAACACATCAGCAGAAAGCTAAAAATAAAGCTTTAGGGAATGTTAAGTCCGAAGGTTTGAAAAATGTAATGGATAATTTCTTTAACGACTAAAAAAATGCTTATAGCAGTTATAATACTTTCTACAACGACGTTGGTTCTAGGTTTTACAACTTGGAACCTTCTTCGTAAGAATGAAAGACAAGAAGACGTTCTAGCTAGTTACTTAAGCTATATGGACTCTCTATCAAAAATCATAGAACATTCAGCTACCAGACTTAATAAAATAGATGAGAAAGGTACTTTTAAATCTGATGATGAAATCGGATGGTTCTTTGAGCAGGTTCTAAACATACAATCAAGGTTAAACAATTTTAGATTAATTAACACTGAAGATGGAACCGCAAAAGAAAAAGAGGAGACCGAAAAGTAAAAATTACTTTACCTCAGATACAGAAGACGCTATTATTAGATATAACAACGAACCAGATCCAGAAGTTCGTAGTAAGATTTATAGGGAGGAGTTACACTATCCCTTTTTTAAGTTAACACAAAATCTAATTCACACTTTCAAATTTTATTACACAGAAGAATCTAACCTAGAGGATCTACAGCATGAGGTAATAACGTTCTTATTATCTAAATTACATTTATTTGATCCTACCAAAGGAGCTAAGGCTTACTCTTATTTTGGAACAGTAGCTAAGCGTTATCTCATAGCTTCTAACGAAAAGAACTATAAAAAGAGAATGCAGATGCTTTCCCTAGATAGTATCTCAAGAGAGGAAGAAGGAGAATGGACTCATGGTGAACTACCTGATATGTCTCAAGAAGATCAAGGAGCAGTAGCATCACACCACGTTGATGAATTATCAGATTTCTTAGATGTGTATGTTGAGTTCTGTACAAAAAATATCTTCAACATATTCCCTAAAGAAGAAGATGCCCAGATTGCTGATGCAATCCTTGAATTATTTAGAAAAAGAGAAAGTATCTCAATCTTTAATAAGAAAGCTTTATACATCTATATCCGTGAAATGGTAGACGTTAAAACACCAAAAATCACTAAAGTAGCTAATGAATTAGGGGATATCTACAAAAAACATTACCTACATTACCTAGATCACGGTTATGTAGAATTCAGAATCTAAGTGGATTCTATTTATAAAAAATAGACCCTTTATGAGCTTAGAAAAGATTATATTCAAAGAAAAGCGTTACTCCGAACTTTTAGAGGAGATCTACGATAATCAAAAAAGAAAAGAAAAGCAGATATCGGGATTAATATCCGAACTACGTCCTTTGATTCAAGATACCGGTGATGCAACCATCATCGTTCCTTTGATTAAAGAGTATATGGAGATAGGAGTTAAGAATGATGAACAGTTAATCAAAGTAGCAACCATACTCCAAAGAGTATTTCAGAACCAGGATTCAGGAGCTGAAGGCTTCGGTATTTCTGATGAAGAAAGAGAGCAGCTTTTAAGAGAAATTGACAATATTCAGAACAGTCAGGAACCACCAAAACAACTTCCGGAAGGAGATAAAGAATAATGCCATTTGGAGTAGGTACTAGCAGCACAGTAAATACCGATGTATTCGGAGGTACTTCCGGTATATTACTACTACCTGCCCGGGTTAAACGAGTTATTTTAACTCCGGAAGAGTATCCGGAGGACTATAGACAGAGAGGTGAATCAGCTAGTCTCGGAGGTATTAAGTTTGAGTTTACTAACAACTCTACGAATCAAAACGAAGCAAAAGATGATTTTGCACTACCTTACAATAGCAACCACAAAAACATACCTCAGAAGAATGAAATAGTAACAATACTAGCTCTACCTAACACCGAGAGCAGTACAAATAAAGTTTCATTTTCATACTACTATCTTCCTAGCGTTAATATCTGGAACTCACCGCACGTAAACGCCGTTCCGGATGAAGCATTAACATCGCAAGGGACTCCCCCGAGTCAAAGGAAAAATTACCGTGATGTTGAACAAGGGTCATCCAGAGTATTAACTGATAAACCTACAACATTACTATTTGATAATAATTTTACAGAACGCTCTACAGTTAGAAATATACCTTACTTTCCTGGAGATAATATACTAGAAGGTTCTTTCGGTAATCATATAAGATTAGGTAGTACTTGTGTTAGAGAATCCTTACCAAATACATGGTCAACTGAAGGTATAGGTTCTAATGGCGATCCAATAGTAACAATTCAAAACGGACAGTATCCTACTGATACAAGCCCATGGGAGCCTCTATCGGAGAACATAAATCTAGATGATAGTTCAATATATTTAACCTCCACTCAGAAAATTAATATAGACCCTCCAATATACCTAAATTATAGTTACAACGGAGAAAACATACCTGAAGATCCTGAACAATTTACACAACCTCAAATACTACTAAACTCTAATCGAGTTTCTTTATTCAGCAGAGAATCTTCACTAATATCAGCTCCAAA